CGCGGCAGCCATTGCCACAGCTAAGGCAAAGGTTCAGGACATCGAAAAGCCTGGAGCGGGCAGCCATTTATTTGAGAATGAGGGCATAGACACCCAGCCGATCAAGACAGACACCGGCGCGGGCAATGCTAAGACAGACGGCGACATGCTGAAGCTGATGATCTGTGCAGCAACAGGGCTGGCTATTCAATACTTCGGGGACGTGTCGACGGGCAACCTTGCGACAGCTAAGACGTGCGAGCTGCCGATGATTAAGATGTTCGAGTCTTATCAGTCGGTTTGGGAAGATACCTACAATGACATCTGCGACATCGTACTTAATGAGGCGGGTGTGTCTGAGGAAAAACGGCATATCGACTGGCAGTTCCCGTCCATCACGCCGGAGGACGCCGCTGGAATCGCCGCAAACATCGCTATGTTAATCCCTGTGCTACCCGAACTGGCCTACTGTGATGAGATAACCCAGGCGGCCTTAATGGCCTGCGGCGTGAAGGATATCAATGATGCAATCGAGCAACTGACGGATATGATTGGGAGTGAGGAAGTGCCACAGACAACGGGTATCAATCCTGCGCAACCCGTAGAGACATCAAGGCGGGCGCAAGAGCAGAGCAGGAATCTGCGATTAGCAAAGGTGCTGAAGGAATTTCAGAGAATATTACCAAAGGAGTAATTTAATGGTTTGTGACAAGTGCAAGGGTGAAGGGATGATTTATCATCAAGGGATGCCGATGCCATGCGGCAAGTGCAAATGCAAGGGGGTTATCGATGACGGGAATCCGGTCAGAGTTGAGCAAGAGCCTGTCGCAACTTATAGCGACGCTGGAAGTGGGAATCCCCGCAAACCCCGCAAAAAGCGAAGCACTAGAGCTAAGTCTAGCAAAGGAACTGAGTCGATACTTTCGTGCACTGAGTGACGCCCTGCCCTGGGAGAAGATTGAGGCATTGTACAATCGCAACGTTCAGGAGAGCTTGAGAGAGGCGGCTCCGCTCGGCTTTGGGGATATATTTGACCCTATCTTACAAGCATTTCAGACGCAACTGACGGCTATCCTTCAAGGCCACGCAATAAACGTGTACCTTAAAGGCTCGGCTGAGGTTACATCTTGGGGCCGGACAATGGGCGGCTTCCCGAAACTGTACGAAGGCCCGCCAATGCAAGAGGCCATAAACTACGCTAACACTAGGTCAGCGCAGATGGTCACGAACATGGACAAGGTGACACAGGATAGGCTGGCACAGGTTGTCGGGGACGCTATAGAGAATAAGCGCGGCGTAGACGGGCTGGCGCGGGATATACGGTTAGCGTTCGATGATATGACCACTTCCCGATCGCAGATGATAGCACGCACAGAGACCGCCGATTCATTGGAAGCTGCGTTTATGGATCGCTCGAAAGCAATGGGCGTGACCGGCAAGGAAGTAGTAACCGGAGACCCTTGCGAGATATGTCAAGCATTTGAGGAAGAGGGTGTGGTGCCTATTGACCACGAGTATGTCTATGATGGCAAGAGCTACGGGGAACGGCCCCCTTTCCATCCAAATTGCGTGTGCGCCCTCGCGCCCGTTATGTTAGAAACTTAGGAGGTGCTTATGCCCTGGAAGATTGAAGATGTAGATTCGCACATTAAAGGATTGAGCGATAAAGGCAAGGAGCAGTGGGTAGCAGTGGCAAATTCGGCTCTTGCCAAGTGTGAGAAGGAAGGCGGCAAAGAGTGCGACGTGTCCGCCATCAAGCAGGCTAATAGCGTTGTGGCTAAAGAATCATTACAGGCAAAGCACGCCGATATTATCCAAGAAAGCGCACGGCATAGCATCGATATCAGTAAGACAGTTGAGCTTGCTTCGAAGGCTCTGGCCGGGGAGGGCGACGTGAACGAGGCTATCAAGGTCGTCAATGAGGCAATGATTTCACTTAAAGAAACAGCCCTTGTAAAGACAGAGGACGGGGTAAAGTACCCCCCGGAGGCTTTCGCCTATGCCAGCGTTAAATCTAGCCCCTCTGCATGGCTTTTGAGGTTAAGGGAAGGGGATAAGGTTACCAAGAGGATGTTAGACAAAGCCGCCTCGTGGTTGAGTCCGGGCGGGTGCGCGGGCAAGCATCTAGAGATTCCATTAGAGGAAGTGTCTGTGGTCAAGCGGACTATTAGGAACGAATACAAGCGTCTCGGAGTGCCGGACGAAGATATATCGAAATGGGTCAAGGAGGCAGAAATGCGTAATATATTAAGCGAGTACATCCCGTTATCCGAGGCGGTTGTCACAGGCAAGGGCAAGGCCGACGTGGTCGTGCTGAGTCCTGGGTTCAACACATCCAAAGAAAGGTATTATGCGCCGGAGACACTGGCGAGAGACTTCGCGGTGTTTGAAGGCGTGAAGATGTTTGCAGATCACCCGACAGAGGCTGATGAGAAGGCCCGTCCTGAGAGGTCGATAAAGGATTGGGTAGCCACTCTGAAAAATGTCAAGATGAACGAGAAGGGGCAGGTCATCGGTGAAGCGGTCATTGTCGAGCCGTGGATGCAAGAGAAGCTGTCTACCCTCAGAGATAAGGGGATGCTCAATGATATGGGCATTTCGATCAATGCGGTAGGACAGGCAACCAAGCAGACCATAGACGGCATAAAGACTAACTTTATCGAGAAGATAGTCCGCTCGCGTTCGGTTGACTTCGTGACTTCTCCTGGAGCCGGAGGCATGGTGAATATGTACGAGTCCGGCGTGGAGAACGATGTTGACATTATAAATATTGAATCCTTAAAGGAACGGCGACCCGACCTCGTGACGGTCATAGTCACAGAGGCACAAGCCGAATTCAAAACGGAGGCTAAAAAGAAAATGGAACTTGAAGAGAAAGTAAAGGAACTTGAAACAGCAAACGCAACCCTGTTGAAAGAGAACACAGACTTGAAATCCAGCATCGAAACTGAGAAGCAGGCAACGGCCAAAGCCACAGCGCAAGCCGCCATCAAGGAGGCAATCGTCAAGGCCGAGATACCGGAGCCTACTAAAGTGAGATTACAGGAGCGATTCAAGGATGCCGCTACTACAGACGGCGTAGAGGACGCAATCAAAGCTGAGAAGGCGTATATCGCCTCTATAACGGAAACTTCAAAGGTAAAGGGTATGGGCGCAACCACTCCCGACAGCGAAGCGACCCGCAAGGCTTTGAAAGAGTCATTCATGCGCCTGGGAATGGACGATAAGCAGGCTGAAACAGCAGTCAGGGGGAAGTAAATGAGCGCATTAAACCCCGGCCAATGGACAGTTTGCCACGCCCTGAAGTGTAAAGACCTGAAGGGCATGGAATGTGCTGGTAAGTGCCAGTACAAATCGGAAAGAGAGAAACTAAAGGCCGTTAATGCTATGAGGCGTCAGGCTTTCATGGACACGCAAGAGAAACAGAACGCTCCGCGCATAGCGATAGAGAAAGCCAACTTTGAAGCTATGAAGGCTAAGAAGGGAGGACGCTCATGACAAGAGGCGAATACGAGACTGATGAGCAGTATAACCCATACTACGACCATTATTCTGAAGCTGGGCAAGAAGTGTCCTCAACTTTCGAGGGCCGTCATGTTCAGTTAGCTGAATATTGGCTCTATCATCGCGACCTAGACGGCGGATTGGTTCAAAAGGGACAGCCAGTAATGTTCGCTGGGTATGCGGGCGTAGGTGTTGCGTTAAAGACAGCAACTTCCGCATCTGACATTATCCCTATCGATACAGAGGGGATTTGGCGTCTCGAAGTCTGGGCGACTGACGATATCTACCCCGGCCAAGTATTGTGGATATGCGACGACGGCTCTGGGACTGACGGGATAGTCACAGACGACCCGATGGTCTCAAGTGGGCTGCCTGCAGTGATAGGCTACGCAATGGAGCCTTTCGCCTTCACGACCAACGGCGAATTCAATACAGTCGTAATGGCTGTCAAAGTACATTGGATGTTCTGGTGGTGGTTTTGGGATGGAGCTTAATTAAAATTTAGGAGGTAAAAATGCCAACATTTGGAGTTTATCCAGTAGCTGACGCGCAGCTCGAAGGGGAGGAGATATCTTCCACCTACGAAGGCAGGCACGTCACAGTATTAGAGAGTGAGTTAATTCACAAAGCAGGCAATGTCGGCGGGTTCGTCGACAAAGGTAATCCCGTAATATTCGGCACGCCACTCGGTCATGGCATAGGTATAGCATTCACAAGTGCTGCTGCTGCAACTGATTTAGTAGCCGTAGACACGGAAGGCATCTGGATCGTCGATGTTGTAGCTGCGGATGATGGCGGCAATAGAGCAATAGCGGGCGGCGACGTCCTTTACATCAATACCACTACCGCAGTTGTAAGTGCAATCGCTACAGGCGCCACGCAGATACCGTTCGGGTACGCACTGGGCATCATAACGACCCCAGGCAATATTGAGAGAATCGCAGTGAAGCTGCATTGGTCTCCCGTCGACAACTGGATTAGAG